TCATTGGCTCCCGGTAGTAGATATGGAGGCTCTCTTAGATATTGCATTCGAGATGCCTTGGGATGATAAGCTTCTAGCAGAATCCTCATTTATTCGATATATTACTCAAAGAAACCAAAAAACCAGAGGTACAGCTGATGAAAACAATAACCCATGAAGGAGTAGAGTATGTACTTAAAGCAGATATCGAAGCTGCTTTTAAGGATAGAATCTCTAAACTAAGCGCTAGAGCTATTCAAGCGGAGGAAGTCGCTAAGGCTCTCCAGGATACTCTCGATAATCAATCTGGAGAACTTACTAAGATCTCTACATTACAAGAGAAGGTATCTACTCTCGAGCAGTCTTTACAGGATGCAGAGAGCAAGTATAGCCGAGTCTCCATGCTAAGCGAGCAAGGGTTCACAGATCCAGATCTCCGAGAGGCTGTAGAATGGGCTTATCAAAGAAGTAAGAGCGAATCCTCTTTGGAAGATTGGATTAAAGGGATTAAAGAGAATCCAGCAGAGGCTCCAATAGTTCTTCGACCTCATCTTCTAGCGAAGGCATCTCCAGAGACTACAGCAGAAGCCGCTCCAAGTACAGAAGCCGCTCCCATCCCAGCAGAAGCGGTGGAGAGTGCTCCTCTCCTTCCTCCTCGAACGAATACAGGAGCGAAGCCTGCACCGGTACAGAGTGGAGATATTATCTCTCGAGGTCTTAAGGATGGAGAGTTCTACGAGCAAAATAGAGATGCAATTATGAAGGCTTGGAGACAGCAGCGGTTACATGGAACGCGATCGATCTAAGATCTAGGAGGTACAATGTCTATCGATCTACAAGGGAGTAACACCTTCCCAATAGTGAAAACTATCACAGTTTATCAGACAGCTACAGAAGTATTACTCCCTGCTAATGCTAGACATCTGCAGATAGGAGCCCAAACCCATAAATTATTTTATTCTACATCTGGGACCGATGGAGCAATACTAGGAGCAGATAAGGATTTTATAGCGAAGGAAGCTAAGCAAGTATTAAACCTTGGAAGAGGTAGAAATAAGCATGACTCTATTTTTATCTCTACTCAGACTGCAGCCTCTGCTACTGTTACTCTAGTCTTCTCGGAGGAATAGATGCTAGGATATGTACCCAGTGTAAACTCGGAGCCCTTAGTACTGAGCTTCTCTAATACCAATCTCATAGTGATTAATCATAATTTCGGATATAAACCAATGATCCAGATTATTCTAAGTGATGGAACAATCGCAGAAGGCTCCGTTACTCATAATAGCGAGAATCGAGTTACTATATCTTTCCAAATTTCACTCTCTGGAGAGATATTATTGAGATAGTATATAGAGCGAGGGAGGGATCCCTCTTAATCTATATATGGAGTCTAAAATGCAATTTCTTGCACCCACAAATATTTTCGAGGGCGTTGTACAACTAAATCAAGCCCCTTCAGCTGATAATCATGCGGTTACCCGTTCTTACTTGGAAGCTAATAGCGTAGTCGGTATCGCTTCAGATTCTGCTAATTATGCCGAGCTCGTTACAGAAGGTGGAGATCTTAAATTAAAGCTTAAGCCTCTTACTATTACAGATGTAGCCGTAGATACTTCTGCTGCTTCTCTCGCTGCTTGGGTAAGTTCTAACTATACCTCTGGAGATGAGAAACAAGAAGGTGATATCATCATCTTAACAGCTGTCACTGGTCGCGCTCAGACCTTTATCCATAACGGGGGTTCTGCTGGTACTACTGCAGACTTTACAGAGATTGAAGGTGGAGATGTTACTGCTGCTGAGGTTCGAGCTGCTCTCTCTGCTTCTGCTGGTATTAACTATAATGCTAGTACTGGAGAGTTCACTGCAGACCAAGCAGAGATCCGAGGTCTTTTTGCTGCTGGAACTGGACTTGGTTATGATAGTTCTAATGGTAGCTTCTCACTTAATGTAGATAGCGATGGTATCTCCGAAGGTTCTAGTAATCTTTATTTTACAGATGCTCGCGCTCGCGGTGCTATCTCTGTATCTGGAGCAGGGATCTCTTATAATGCTGGAACAGGTGTTATTACTCTTGCTGCTACTTCTGATAACATTAGCGAAGGATCTAGTAATCTTTACCATACTACAGCTCGAGTAAGAAGCAGTATCTCTCTTGGAGCAGTATCTTCTCCAGATGTTCAGCTCTTGGAATATGATAATTCTAATGGACAATTAAAGGTTAGAGCCTCTCAAGTGTTTGCTCAATTCGATGCTGGTACGGGTCTATCTTATGCGGATGGTGTTTATAGCTTGAATGCTTCTACATCTAACGTATCAGAAGGATCTAATCTTTACTTTACAGATGCTAGAGCTCGCGCTGCTATCTCTGTAGATGCTGCTGGACTTAACTATAATTCCGGTACTGGTCAGATTACTTTAACTGCTGATACTGGAGATATCGCAGAAGGTACTAATCTTTACTTTACTAATGCTCGAGCTCAAGCCGCTATCTCTGCAGACTCTGCTGCAGGTAACTTAGCAACAGTTACTAACGGTGCTGTATTGGTTGCTAAGTCTTCATTACGTAAGACTTTCGCTCCTCAGAACTTGACAGCTAATACATTCGTAACGTTGAATCATGGCTTGGGAGAGAAGATAGTTCACTGCTCAGCATATGACAGTAATGGGGATAAGGTCCAATTAGACGTACAGCTTACAGATAACAATAACCTTAAAGTTAAATCAGTAATCAATGTAACCGGAGCCCAGATCGTAGTATCTTTGTAATCCTCTTACAATCCCTTAAAAAGGGCTTCGGATGTACCTCCCCAAGCCCTTCCCCTCGTTCTCCTCGAGGGGTTTTTTTTTATCCTTGCTAGTCCTATTTATTTCGTTTATACTTCTAATGGGTAGGGTCGCTCCCGGAACAGCAGAAGAGCCCATATAATGATTTTTTCCCTTTTCTTCTAATGGTGCAATAATGGCAAATGAAATTACTAATACTGGGCTAGTCGGCGATCTTCGGTTGGCACAGATGATATCCGCGGAAATTCGCTTACTCCTCAAGGACTCGGTAAACCTCCGTAACACTCCCTTCGTAGACTTCGTAGGATCTATTAACGGATCTGGATCTGACACTGTACGAGTTCGTAAAGCGTTCTTAGATGGTGAAGATGGCTTCTCAGCCTTTACAGGTGTAACCGAAGAAGGTGCAGTAGCTAATAAAGCTCTCGTAGATAGTCACGAAGATGTAGTATGTAAGAGAAATTCTCTTGCTTACTCTATTACTGACTTGGCAACAATGACAGGTATGGGACAAGATATTGATCCGTTCCGAATCGCTGAGCACATCTCTAAGTCTTACGATGCTCTCTTCGCTAGACTTACTGCAGCTGTATTCTCTGGATTTACTGCTCAAGTAGGTTCTGCTGCTGCTATGAGCGTAGATGTCTTCCAAGATGCTATCCAAGCTCTCGAGGCTGCAGATTCTAATAAAGGTGCTCCGGGTCCTTACGTTGCTGTGTTGCATCCTGCACAAATGGCAGAATTACAAGATTCTATCCGCTCAGAGACTGGAGCTGTAGCCTTCGCTCCTGCTTCTTTTGAAGCATTAGCCGCTAAAGGTTCTCACTATAAAGGATCTTTTATGGGCGTTGAGATCTACACTAGCTCTTATGTTATCGATGGTGGATCTAACTATCAAGCTGCTATGTTCGCTCCTGGTGCTATCGGTTATGCTACCGGTATGCCTGCTTCTCTTCCCGGTGCTGCTGAATCTATGCAGATGGGTGAGGTAATGATCGAGCTGGATCGTACAGCAGCTAGCGCATTGACTCAAGTAGTCGGTCATGCTTACCTAGGAATAGCTATTATCGGTGATGAGCGAGGAGTAGAGATTGCTACTTTAAGCTAATCTTTATAGATTCTTTTATGGGGAGGGGCTTCTGCTCTTCCCCTCGTTTTAACTTACAATGAGGTACATTTTATGAGTTTAACTCCCCAGCCTTGGGCCCCGGTCCAGACTAGCCAGCAAGAGCTACTCCCAGAGCAGCCCAATCATCCTTTTTTCTATAAATGGCATCCTACCAATTGGACTTATAATTACTTTGAGAAGGAAGTTACGAAGGGGAAGACCAAAAAAATAGAGAGATCGTTTTACTTCGTACCCAATATCCGAATGGAACATATTATACCCGGAGTTAATGGAGTACATCAAGTCTCCGGAGAGCGAGGGAACCCAGGCTCGAGAATTGGTAATCTACAGCAGAAGGGATGGATCTATCTCGATCCGGGTAAACATCAATATATCCATCAATACAGAGTCCGGAATGGGTTCTATCATTGTCCTAAGTGGCAATCGGTCCGAGTAGTAGGTAACCGAGTAATTAAATCCTTCGATAGAGAAGCCTTCCTTAAATGGAGCTGCTCACTGGTATTAGATGGAACTCTCCTTCCTATTGAACCTCACTTCTGGGAACTCGAGAGCCTTACACATCTCAAAGCAGTTAACAGAATGCTTAACTCTCAGCATATCCCAGAGATTAAGGCAAAGATTGATGACCATTACAAGGTTAGAGAAGATATGCTATCATTTATCGAAGCCTTCCAGCAGAAGGGAATCGAACTTTATAAAGAGATTAAATAATGACTACTAGCACTCCATATGCTCCTCAGATCAAGATCCCAGAGCTCCTCGAGCGAGGGAAGTCTAACACTACAACTTTACCGATCTTTAGAGATGGGGTGCTAGCTGTTCCTACCGAAGTTAGATATACACTCTTTAAACCTGACCAAACCAAGCTAGTAGATAATGCTCTCGCTACCTTCCCTGCTAATATTCCTACTTATGTACACTCTTCTGCGAATTTGGATAACGGCTTGGATCTCGGAGAGGGATATCTGCAGGAGTGGAAGATTACACTTATAGGAGAGGTTTATACTTTTCGTAGAATGGCAGCAGTAGTATTAAGAAGGTTGTATCCTGTCGTATCGGATGGAGATTTAACTGCTACTTATTCTCAACTCGCAGATATCAGACCTTCCAATTTAACTTCTTATCAGACTTATATAGATGAAGCTTGGTTTACTCTGGTACAGAGAATGAGGACCGAAGGAGGAGGGATGGAGTATCTAGTAATGTCTCCGGAGGCCTTCCGCGCTGCTCATCAGAATCTAGCTCTCTATTACATCTTCCGAGACTTCCATTCTAGCCTAGGACAGAGCAACGGAAGATATCTAGATCTAGCTAATGAGCACTTCTCTCAATATAAAGATGAATGGAAGCGGATCAACTTTATCTATGACCATAACCACGACGGCCAGACAGGTAACCCTAACGATCGAGTAGCTAAGCAGCCTGTTATCTTCCTCAATGGTAATGGAACCTTCTCTCGCAGATTCCGGAGGAGATAATGGCAGAATCTCTCTCCAGTATCCGTAAGGCTATTGCTACGAAGATAGAGACTCTCTCAGGCTTCAAAGAATCGAAGCATACTCCGGACTTCTTTGGAAGAACAGAGAACACAGTAGCCCATAAGGCCTTCTCTATCTCTGTAGCCTCCTCTGCAGCAATGGAAGAGAGACAGAGAAGAGCGGTAGGAGTCTATCTATCTACTCCAATGCA